TTGGGTTTCTGCTCGTACTGGGACATGGTCACTCCTTGGTTGAAACTGGGCGGCCGATGATGCGATAGGTCTCGTGGCTCTCGGCGAGGAACTCGAGCGTGTGACAGACGGCGGTGGCCGTCCGCAGATCGGGGTAGGGGTTGGCGGGGAAGGTTGCGCCGAGGCGGGTGGCGAGGTGGCTCGCCGGCACATCGACCCATCCGGCCGCGTTCAACTGGATGAAGTACATCGTCTGCAGGTCGGGTGAGATGGTCACAGGCGTAACTCCTTGAGGTTGTCGACCTTGGTGCGGACCTCGTTGAGGAACCGGATGACCTCGGCCATGATCTCGCCGATGAGTCCCTCGTTACGCGGCTCGCGGATGACGAGCAGTTGCAGGTGCTCCGGCAACCGGGGGTCGTAGGCCACGAAGTCGCACCAGTTGCGACCTGTGACTGCAAGTTGCCACTGCATCTGCAGGCGATACTTCTGGGGGATGGCCCGCTCCTCGATGTACTCGAGCATCGTGGCGGTGTTCGGACACTTGATCTCGATGAGACCGTCCTCGCCCACGAGCCCGTCCGGGGACGCCCCGGCCTCAAGCTCGGGGTGGTCCACGAAGTCGACCTCGTCCACCAGAACGCCCATACGGGCGCTGTAGGCGGCTCTGGCGTTGGGCTCCTGCTCGGTACCCCATGCCATCGCGGGGCTCTCGTAGCCCTCCGTGGGCCGTCCTGTGAGGCGCTCCGTCACCAACTGCGCCATGTAGTTGGCGCGGGAGGCGGCCGGGCCGGACTTGGTGCGGGCCATGAGGTCCGCTATACGGCTGGCGGTCACCTTCCCGAGCCGCTTGGCGAACCACTCCGGGGTGCGCTGTTCCATCAGGCGAGCTCCTTCTTGCGGGCGGCGAAGAGGGCGGTCGAGGACTGGCGGTCGGCCTCGGGAAGGGACTGGAAGAGCGCGGTCAGTTCGGCGACCGACTGGCAGGCGGCGACCTTCTTGGCGATGTCCGGGGTCGGCTCCTTCTTGCCCCGAGCCTGTGCCGCCTCACCGTCGTCGTCGATCTGGGCGAGACCGACGATGGCGGCGAGGGCGTACCGGCGCGCGTAGGTCAGGCCGCTGCCCTGCCCCTGCGGCCCGGCGTCCTTGGTCAGGACCGGCAGGTAGCCGCGAACCCACTCGCCGGAGGAGTGCGCGAGGGTGGTCACCAGGACGGCACCGGCCTCGGTGACCTCGGTCGTCTGGATGACGGCCAAGCCGTTGGCGGCGAGCTGCGCGCGGCAGGCGTCCCAACAGGCGGCGAGGTCGGCGTACTTCGACTTGAAGAACGGGTTGGCGCTGTCCTTGAGGGCGCCGGTGATCTGGCCCTGCGCCTTCGAGAGGGCGCCGGCGAGGGCGCTGATGGATTCAGACTGGTTCATGCGTGTCTTCCTGTGTGAGTAGTGAAAGGGCGGTGTTGCAGGCTTCGATGCGCTCCAGCTCGTCGCGCTCCTGCATCTCGAGGTCGAGCTGGTGCCACCACGAGTTGTCGTCGTTCGACGGGCTCATGGCGTCATCGCCTTGCGGACCTGCATCAGGTCCTGCACTGCGAGGCGGTTCAGGCGCCGGGCGAACCGGACGCAGGTCGAGCGGATGACGGGGTCATCGGTGCGACGGGCGTCGTTCATCCAGTCGTTGCGCCGGGCGATCGCCATGCCGGCGGTCTTGGAGTAGGTCTTCACGAGAATCATGCGGTCGCGGAGGACCATGTTCTCGGCGGTCAGGTCGGCCATGCTCTTGTAGGTCATTGGTTGGTCTTCCTCTTCAGGCTGTTCAGCCGGTAGAAGGTCTGCAGCCACATGTCGTCGATGGGTTCTGCAAACTCGCTGTCATCGTCCACCGTGAGCCCGGCGAGGTAGACCTCGCGGTGGGCCTTCTTGGCGGTTTCGAGCGTGCAGTTCTGGACGAACGCGCGCCACGCATCGCCGAAGTAGAAGTGGTCCGCGACCTCTTGCAGCAAAGCGGCTTGAGTGCTCATTCCGGCACCCCCCAACGGCGGACCACGCGGGCGCGGCAGTTGGGTTCGGGAAGGCGCTGGCGCTGCTCACGGCGGCGCTCGATGAAGGACTCGACGATGGCGCCGATGATGGCGCCGATGCCGAGGGCCGCGATGAATCCTGCGGTGAGAGCGAGCCAGGCGAAGCTTTCGTTTGTCATGTCGGTCTCCGTTTCTGTGTCAACGGTGGGAAGCATACGCCCGGCCTGATGGCGTGTCAACACTTGTCGCCAAACTTTTTTTGGGTCATGCTTCCGGCGGTTCACAACCTGATAGGAGCATCTGTTGGACATCCAGACATTGATCGAGAAGTACGGCAACCAGAGCGCCATCGCGCGGCGGTTCGGGGTGACCCGTGCCGCTGTGTCGAAGTGGGCGAAGGTCGGAGTGCCGGAGAAGTACGCGCTGCGCGAGCTCGCGGGCGAGGTCATGGACGAGCTGGAGGCGGGCGAGCAGACGCGATCGACGCGGCGGCTCATCCGCAAGATCGAGGCCGGGCTGCGGCAGAAGCCGACCGACGCATGAGCCGCGCCGCGTATCACCGTGACTGGTACTGGTCGCACCTCGATGCCCGGCGTGAGGCGGCGAGGTTGCGGCGGCGGCGTGCGCGGTGGGTGCGCGGTGTAGTCAAGGTTCTGTGCGAGGCCGTGGAGGAGGCCAGAAACGACAAACCCCCTTTCGGGGGCTTGACGCGGGCGGGGGGGTGGCCCTACTCTCGGGATGCATGTCGAGGTGTCGTGACGATAGACCGGGGGGCCGAGTCTGTCAATCACCCGCCTCCCAGCTCGGGATATCTGGTCGGGGAAACCACGCGCAGAACATCCTTAAACCCACACCGGGGCGGACAGCCTGTGGGCGCGCGGCGTCAGTCGGGAAGCGCGAATGTCACCGGGAAACCGGAAAAGTAGCCGACAGCAGGGTGGCTCCGTCAGTCATCAATCCTCTGCACGATTCGCTCTAGGCGCATTCCGTCTAGATGCCCGTGCAGAGTTCACCATCAGTCATCGGGGGATGCATGAACGAGTTAGATCAAGAGGCGTGGGACAGGTGGGTAGCCTTCAGGAAGGCGATCAGGAAACCCATCAAGCCGGCATCGGAAGTTGCGATGAAGCTCAAGCTGCAGCGGTACGGTGAAGACCAGGCTGCGGTGGTCGACCAGTCGATTGCGAACCAGTGGCAGGGCCTGTTCGACCTGAAGGTTGCCAAGCCGATGCCAGGGGAGAAGCCGAAGAAGACCCGCGAGCAGGTGGCCGCCGACGATGCGCGGTTCGCTGCTGACCAGTCGCGCAACGAGTCCGGCTGGGACAAGGCGCTCTCGGATGACCGGCTCGCCAAGCTCAAGATCGCCGAGGCGCTGCTTGCGCGGTACGGGTTCCGTGCTTCGGAGCATGGTCACGGCGAGCGCATCGAGTGGTTGCGCGGTCGCGTTGCCGAGCTGCTGCGCGAAGCGAAGGCCGGTGAGGTTCTCGGCGAACCGTCCCTGCTCTCGATGGTGCGGTCGCTGTTCGGCGAGCGCGGGGTCTACCGGCTGCAGGAGCGTGCGAAAAACAGTTGACACGAGTTTGCGTCATCATTACTCTAAACCTGTCCGACACACAGGAGACCGACATGGGTGACAACGAGAACACACCGCACGCGCTCGATGCCGAGCTGGCGGTTGCGCGCCTTCGGGCGCACGGGTTCAGCGCGGAGGTGGCCGTTCTGGTCGGCCGAAGCGATGCGGCGTGGAACATGCTGAAGGCGCTGCGCGACGCGCTGCGGCGGCTCGACCCTGCCTGGTGCGCGACGCACGGGCAGGAGCAGATCAGCGACGAGGATCTCGACAAAACAATCGCGACGCTTGAGGACCTGCTCGAGGATCACGACGCGCACGGGGTGGCGCCGTGACCGGCCGCCCGCCGAGCCTCACGCTCGAGCAGTACCGGCGCGTCCGCGAGCTGCGTGAACTGCAGCGGCGTCACACCGACAAGTTTGTCGCGCACGAGCTCGGCATCTCGGTGACCAGCCTACGGCGCATCAAGAGCGTGGGCATCAAGCGGTACGACTACCTGATCTCGAAGGAGGTGAAGCCGTGAGCGACATGACTCAATTCGCAGCCCTTCCAATAATGCTGTTCATTGGAGCGATTGGTATTCCGGTGTTATGCCAGCGTTACGAGCGGCTTGGGAGCGACATGGTTTTATACCGTGGATATGTATATCCCACGAAGTGGCGTATTGGAGCCGCAGTTTGGATTATTTTCTGGTGTTTCCCGCCGCTGACTCTGCTCTGGATCAAGGGGGTGTTCGGATGAGCGACCGTGAACTGCTTGAGTACGCAGCGAAGGCGGCGGGGATTGATTGGGATGCCCAGATGGACAATGGCACAATTGTCATTGCCGCAGAAGCACCTATATTTTGGAACCCCCTCACCAACGACGGCGCTGCGCTGCGGTTGGCGGTGAAGTTGCACATAAACATTGAGATTTGGGATACCGACAACCTGATAAGAACGAACATCTACATAAAAAATCTTGGGCACGGGAACTTTCAAGAGCGGTACACAACAGACCCCCTCGCCGCCACCCGCCGAGCCATCGTCCGCGCTGCTGCCGAGATTGGGAGGAACATGCCATGACCGACAACATCACCCTGCGCCGCGCCGCCGAGCAGGCGCTGGAGTCGTTGGAAGGCGAATTGCCGGGGTGGCGTACTCCGGCGCAAGAAAGAGCCATCACCGCCCTCCGCGCCGCGCTCGCGGAGACGGAGCCGGAGCAGAAGCCGGAGCCTGTGGCGAAAGCATGGGCTGAAGGTTATCGACAAGGCGTACAAGACGAGCGCACCAGTGAGGCAAGCATTGGCATCGCAGGGTTTGGGGCAAAGGTAGAACCAGCGCGTCAAAACCCATACGCAGCCCTATTCGTACCGGAGCCGGACGCCATCGCCCGAGCGGTCGAGGCCGAGCGGGAGGCAATTCTCGCGTATTGCGAGGCGGTATGCAAAGCGCAGGCAGCATACGGCCATCCGCCCTGTTGGATGCAGTTGATTGGGTTTATCCGTGCGAGGGGGAGCAAATGAGCATCCAGAACGACCCGTGGGACAACGAGTGGGACGCGCAGTCGCACACTTCCGACGAGTACCGCCGACGCAGTTCGGCTATCTCGCGGCGGT